CTTGCATAGATAAACAATGATGCTACTTGTGGGATTACTTCATCACCAGCATCACCAAATCTAAGTTCAAACTCTCCGGCAGCATTCCATTTGTAAGCATAGAATTTCTGTCCATCATTTGTTTGATCAGGTTTCGCTGTTCCAATGCCAAGTCCTGTATCATAGCAGTACCATGTACCATTATCCCCAGCTGTCATACAACTGTTTTGAAGTCCTCCAGAACCTAATGCAGCTATCTCATATAGTTTAAGACCTGTAGATAAGAAAGGCATAGTTTACATTACCTCATAAAATGAAAGTTCTCCTGTACCGTTACTGACACGGACATAAAGTTCTCCCTCACTAGGGGCAGGCAGTATTTCCAATGCAACGTGTGTAGCTAATGTCATAGCTCCCAGTGTTGCACCTGTTGGTACACCTGTTGCATTTATGACCTGTACTGAACCATCATATGCTTTCCCCGTTAAAACAGCACTACCAGCTGTTAATAGTTGCCAATCCGTAGTTAAATCAAGTTTCCCTGCTGCCATTTATTATCCTTTATTTTCAAGTTGAATTGTTAATATCTGTCTATATTTTATCGTAATATTCTCATAAGTTTCAAAAGATGTTACATTTGATGCTATGAAGTTCTCTCTCAGTGCTGTTTTAACTGCATCAAGAAGAGCTACACTTTGTGCATAGGTATTTGCAAAGATGTCTATCTGTACTAAGTATTTGCTTGTAACAGGAATATTGCAGGTAACTCCCGTAGTATCTCTGTTGCTTACAAAACTGTAGCACACACTGTTTGTCTTTGTGTCCTGAGGCATTGCCAATGGAAACACATTATCCGCAAGTGTTGGGATAGCACTAAGCACATCATATAGTTTTTCTCTTATTTCAATGTCCATAATTCACCTCATCAAATAGCTCTCTTACGTTGAACTGCCATTGAATATTACGCTCCAAGACATTCGCAGGTTGTCCTATAACCTCAAACACACGACCCTCGTAGCGTAATTGCATAGTTGCATCCAACTGCAAGGGAAAGTATCTCATAAGTATTTTATGGGTTTGGTCTGTAACTTCCATCTTTTCATAGAAGGTTTCCCTGCCAAGTAGAGGACGGATCTCCGCCCATACATCACCCAACTTTTCATAAGTCCGTTTCGGTTGACCGTAGGAGTCCTGTACTTCTATGTACTTCCAAACCTCAACCAAATTACGCATTCTACCTATTTGCATCTTATACCCTTGGTGTCCATATTGAGGACATAGCATATTGAACCCAATCTGGAAGCATCTTAGGTTCACCTATTCTCACACTCTCTCTATTTTCATAGAGGTGTGCTGCATACCTGAATATAATATTTACCAGATTTGTAGGCATATCATCCTTGGATAGATAACCACTCTCAAAGTAAATATCCAAACCATAAGGAGAAGGGAACACAGTACCACTAACTGCATCCACAGTATAGTTGTTTGATATATCTACACCTGTGCTATCTTTGATGATAACCGCATACGTATTTACTTTACCTAAATACATTCTATCTGCACTTGGTTGTTCTACATCATTCTCAGGGTAAAAAACATCATAAGTGCTGTGATATATATCATTGTCACCATAGATGCTAATGGCATCTATAGCTCCTGATAAATAAAGACTGATAAGCTCATCTTCCAATAAATGTAGAATACGTAAGTGGTCTTTGAACATCGGCATAAGCTCATTGACCAGTGTTGTTGTGTCCTTACTCTGTAATAGCAGTACCATTTGATAATCCTTTAACAGTTGCTTTTAACACATTTATCTCATCGTGAAGGTCTTGCAGTACACCCTCAACATCGGGTTTCACAACAGTAACATCACCCTGCTCTCCTCGTTCACCCTTACGTCCACGCACTGCCTTTGCCATTAACTTCCAACCCTCGGATGGTAACTCCTGTTTATCATTATGAGTCTTTATCCATGTGCTGTTTTCCCACATAACCATATCGTTGTACTCATAGGTTTCATCAGGGTTATATACACCCTTATGCCTAGGTTCCTTCGGGGCTTTGATAATAAGTTTGTAGGATTTGTTTAAATCACTCGGCACAGAATCATTTGCATCAAGCAGATTCACGTAGAGATTATTTTCATGCAGAACCATATTACCGGCTTTCGTCACTTCTCCATCGTAGTGTTTCGTAGTCGGAATTTGTACTTTGATAGGGGTGTCAATCTTTTCTTTAATCGTTGACACTTCTTTTTCAAATGATCCTTCAAGTTCTGTGATTCTCTTTTGTAGTTCTGAATCATCATATACCCTTATTGATTTGATTTTCTCTTGTAGTTCTGAATCGTCATATGGTTCAATGTTATTCACATCTTCTTTCACACTGTGAATAATCTCCTCCAACTCCGAAGGGTTGAAGGGTTCAAATGATTTAATGTCTGTTGAGAGTTGCTTGAATCTATCATCATAAGCATCCATATTCTTTATAATAGGGCTTATGTATTTCTCTCTAAATTGTGCAAATAACTTTGTAAGTAGCTTTGATAATGTCAGTTCATCCATGGAATACACTCCGAATTTAATTTTATTTATTATAGCGTGAATTTAGATGGTGACCATCAATTCTACACTTTCTATATCAAGCTGTTTTAGTTCAGGCTCGGGAGTTGATTCAAGAACCACCGGCTCGGGTGGTGCTTCATTACAATCTTTGTTACACTCTATCTCCTGCTTAACCTTATCAATCTCAACCTGCAACTTCTCACCATTCTTAGCAATAGGTGTATTTTGCATCTGCATAAATAATTCATCCCCACCTGCTAATGTCTTGAAACCCTCTTTTTTACGAATCTCATTAGGAGTGATAAATCCACCTGTTACACCTACTTTGTATGCTTCAAATCTTGATTTAAAATCTGCTTCTAACAAGAAGTCCGTATTAAACTCAATACGTTCATTCACAGGTAGGTCAAACAATCTTTCCAAAGAGTTCTCTAAATGTTCCAGAATATATCCAAGTCCAGAACTTATCCAGAATTTCATAAGTGATTCAGTATTTGCAAATGTTGCTTTTTCCATCATACCCAAAAGAGAAGGTGGTACTCTAAAGACAGATGCAATATCCTCTTTAGTCATTTTATATGTTTCAATAATATCCGCATCAACAGCACTCATAGTGATAGCTTCATAGGTTAGACCATTTGTTAATATTGGTACACCCCCACTACCTAAGTCAGTAGATAAACTTTCAAATCGTTCTCTTAATGCCTTTGTCTGGTCAGCAGTTAATGTCATATCCGTACGCAATACTCCTGATGGTCTAGCCATGTTTGAGAAAAAGGTATTTGTATGACCATTTATGGATAACCCCGTACTAACACTGTATTTTGCAGCCTCTAAAGGTGTCACACCTATGAGAGGGTGATTAATCGTGTGCATAACAACATGAAGTACATCTCTTGCTGGTAACATATTATCAAGATCAACTATCCTATGGTCGGTTGTACTGTAGTAAACTTCCTTACTGTCGGGTGTTACATAAGGTGCTAACTTGCTTTGTGGATAAAGAGCATTTATCTCAAATCTGTTGTTTCGAGTAACTGCACCATATCCATTCCCTGTTAACAACATTGCACGAACAAAGTCAACCCAGAAAGCAGACTTTGTCTGTAACGGGTTAGGGTTGCGTAGCACTCTTGATGCTGCACTGTTCTGTACAATAGTTGCTTCACCATCAGCACTTACTCTTATGTGGTTCACAGGAAGCATTGCAACTGTTTGGCTTATGGTACTCACACATGACTCAACTATAGCACTGGTAGCTACGTCAGGTTCAGGCATTGCTTTCTGCCACCAATCCCAAGGATATGACTTTGGAATAATCGCATAATCGCTGACACCTGATGGGTTAGAGTTTCCTTGTAGATTAAAAGCTTTTTTAAAGGTGTCTAATATTTGCATTTGTTAACCCTCTTTTTTTGGTGTCTTTGCTTTCTTTGGTGTCTTTGCTTTCTTTGGGGATTTTGTTAGAGGTACATAATTCTCAACAATATCATTTAATAAACAAGGTTCAAATATACCGTTGCTAGGTGCATATAGTCTAGTTAAACCACTGCTTGAAAGGTCAATGCTACTTGCTTCAACGACAACAAAGGAGTTTATATCAGGTGTGACCCCATAAGCTACCCCTTGAATGTCATGTAGTTTTGAACCTCCATCCAGCCCATCACTCTGTAATAGAAATGCTAATGTTGTTGCCATGTTAATTCCTTTGAATTTTTAACACTATTATATCATAAATACTTGAGGTGGACATACTTTAAGTATTATTTAATAATTGTTGTAGTATAATTAGATTATCTAAAAGAAAGAAGGACATCGAATGGGAATAATAATTATAGCTTTAACTATCACGTTATCAATGAAGCTTTTAGTAGCAGGAGTAAAAATAGGTTATATGTTATTGGGTTATGTTGCATTAGGTGGTGCAATTATATTATTTGTAAAGAGTGGGATATTTATATCAGAGCATGTTGATGTAACACATTGGTTTGTAATACACGGATAACTCACCCCAAGAGGGATGAGTTAAGGGATTACCAAGCTACACCTGTAAGAACTTGACATCCACCTTGTCTGATGATAGCCCAGTCAAGACCAAGAACGAAACGTAATCCAACTGAATCAGTTTGGTACATAGATCTTACATTTTGAGTAGTTACAGCACCACCATCAACAATTTGGTCTGGTTCAGTGTCCATAACAAGTGTTGCTTGATTACTAACTGTGAACTCAGGAGCAATATCAGAGCCTTTAACAAGTGCCATATTATCTACGAAGAATACAACATCGTTTGGTACATTAGTACTTGAAACAATACCGTGACCAGCAAAAGAACCATTACGTACATCTTCAAATGCAAATTGACCAGTTGCAATTTGTTTAGTTGAAAGACCAAGTACTGTTGTAGGGTTCATCAACCATACACCTGATTGTCCTAGCTGTACATTAGCAAGTCTCGAGAATACACCTTTAACGTCACCAAGAATATCACTTACAGTCGCACCTGTTGAAGCTACAATGTTAGCAGCACCCGTTGATGTAGGGTTTTGTAATCCAGCAGGTCTAATATTTGATACTGGTTGATCATCAAGGAATGCAGCATCAATAGCCTGAGCTGTGTCTTGAACAATTGCATTTCTAACAAGTACTTCAACAGCAGGTGTTGATTTTGTTAGGATTTCTCTTGTAAATGTAGTGATTACACCTAGCTTTTTAGGGGTTAGTGTTTTAGAAGTGAACGCACCTTGTTTAACAGGGATTGGAGCACCTTCAGCAACGAACTCACCAGAGATGTTAGAAGCATCTGCAAATGCAGGGATAATCAATGAGCCATATTTACCAAAGTAAAGTGGTTTACCGGCAACTCTTCCATATACAGTAGCAGGGTATAGTGTTTCAAGGAACTCACCGTAACCTTGTTGTACTAACTCAGCAGCCCAACCAGCAGTTGTTGTGTCAGCAGGGTTTGAAGCAGCTTTTACGAAAGCCATAACTTCTTTATCTTCACCGTACGTTTCTTTTGCCATATCAGCAGGAGATGTTCCGGCTACGTGTGCTTTTGCAATTGATACGAATAGTTTAGTTGCAAGTTCGCCTTTACTACGGTCAGCTTTTTTCTCTAGTTCTTTAGCTACGGGTTTAGTTTGCTCTTTAACAGTAGTTGCAACAGCTTTTTCTGCTCTCTCAAACTGGTCAAGTTTCTTTTCAAGATCTTCAATCTCAGCAGTATGACCTGTCATGATCTCCAATTCAGCATCAGTAGCATCTTCTTTTTCTGCAATTGTCTTAACTGCATCTTTTTTAGCATTGATTTGTGTCTGTAACTCTTTGATTCTATCAGAAAGTGTTTTCATTTTAATACCTTTTTTATATGTTTGGGTTGTTTTGTTTGTATTGACAATCACGTCAGATTTTTCCCCAAGTGACTTTGACAGTGAGCATCCATTCACGGTGCATAACTTATCAACTTCAGTTGAGGATAGTATTGGTGATAAACTTTTACGCAAAGCATCCTGATTTGCAGGTACAGCGACCAAACTACATTCAAGGAGCATATTCTGTTTAAGATCATACCCTCCGAAATCATTTGCAATTACCTCACCTGATGAAAAACCAATTGATACTGCTTTTAGTATTCCTTGCATAACCAATGAACGAATAGTGTCTATCAATGAGGATGTACCACTATCTGCAAAGTGTAAAGTACCTACGAGGTTCTTGCCTTCCATCTTCACGTCTGCCCATCTACCCACGATCTCATCATGGTCATGTGCAAATAAACATACAGGGTTCTTTAGAAAGTCAGAAATATCCCAGTCAGGCAATACTCGGTCACCAACTCTGTCTACAGTTGGTGTTGACATGATGAATTTCACACCTTTGTCAATACTAATATTGCTTCCGTTCTGTTTCAAATTGAGTGTTTTGTTAAAAGTTTTCATACTGGAAGTGTATCATAAATATCAATTTTATTCAAAAGCGGTTATACTTACCTAAAATTTGAGGGGATATAATGGCACACAAAGGTGACTTATGGGCATTACTGAATGCAGGTAAAACAATAACTAACGGGGATAATAAAGTATGGTACTCACGAGGTCAATTGCATTGTGAGCCACGTATGGCAGACCCCTTGGCATTCCAGAGGGATGAAGAGGATGAGTGGGGTGAGTTAAGAGAGGATGAGGAACAGTTACCTACCTATTGCAGATGGTATTATGTAAAGAATACAGGGGAAATTGTGATAGATAACAACACTTTCCATCCTATGGAGAAATTGCCCACAGGGTTAGCAAAGAGAGTTGATGAAGCTCTTACGAAAGCAGAGTTAGTAGGTAATTCCTAACCTACTAAGCTTTCCCAGTCAGCAGTTTCATCTCTGTATGATTCTGCTCTACCTATTGCCATTGCCATAGCAACTGCACCATCTATTCTTTCTTGCGATTTACTTTTATCCATCTTCACATTATCAGCAGGATCTTTTACTAACAGCACATTACTTACACACCATCCCATCACAGGGTTATTCCCATGATTGAGTTTCTTCATAAGCACTAAAGCTTCAATAGCTTTTACAGGGGAACTCATTGATTTAAATCCCTGACCAAAACCTACACAGACAACCCCAGACTCTTCAAGCTTTGTGATAATACCAGCAGCATTCCATCTATCAAATGCTACCTCTCGTACATCGAACTTGCTTATATCCTGCATAATATACTGATAGATAAATTCATAATCTATGACATTCCCACCAGTTGCAGTTATGTACCCGTCACGAATCCAGTCAAGATAAGATACTTTGTCCTCTTTACTCCTGACAGCAGCAGTATCTTCAGGGATAAAGAACCTTGGGAGTACATCATAAGAACCATCAAATATACCATCATCAGTGTAGTTTGGGAATACCAGACAGAATGATGTGAGGTCGGTGGTGGATGCAAGGTCAAGCCCCGCATAACACTCTCTACCCAGACACTCCTCTTCAGTGACTATCTTTGTATTGGAAGCTAACCAATCCTTGTTTCTTATCCAAGTAATTGCAGAATCTACCCAGAGGTTGAGGTGCTTAGTCTTAAACGAAACCTCATCAGTTGCAGAGTGTTGGGCTTTATGAAATTTATTCCTAAGATAATCCATTTTCACCCCAAAGCCAAGAGCAGGGTTGGCTTTCTTCCATAACTCCTCATCCGTCCAATCATCATCATCATGAAGGTCAAAACACATTAAATATATGGATGAATCCTTAATTATTCCATCCATAACTTGTTTTGCATACTGAAGTTTCTTATGATAAAACCCCTGTTTGTTATAACCTGAAGTTGAGAGAAGGAAAGAAATGCCTTGCTCTCTGTGTGCCATACCTTCAGATACAACATCATAAAGAGCAGAATCAGGATATGCGTGTGGCTCATCAGCAAACATGGCAGAAGTCTTTAACCCATCCTTTGTACCAGCAATTGCAGACAGTACTCTATAAAGGTCTACAAAATCACCACCCTTTGTTTCAAGTTTCTTCTCTGCTTTATATTGCTTAATACGTTTCAGCAGGGCAGGACTTTGTTTTAGCATTGAAACAGCTGCATGGTATAAAATTGCTGCTTGTTGTATCTCACTTGCTATTGAATAGATCTCTTTTTGCATCTCTTCATCAATAAAGAGCATAACAAGGTTAAGAGCAGCACCCAATTCTGTCTTGCCATTCTTTCTTGGTATGTGCATAATTGATTCAGTATGTTTCCTGAGTTCTGTATCTCTATCCAGTACACATAGGCTTTGAACAATGTACTCAACTTGGAATGGGAGTAATCTAAATGGAGTACCAGCAAGTGATCCACCAGTGTGTTTAAGCATTGATATAAATGTGAGTATCTTCTTTGCCAACTGCATATTTACATACCACTGTGTACCAAGGTATGAAGTATCAATGAGTTTTGCTATATCCAAAGCAGCAGCAACTATATCTTCTCTAGCTACTGCTTTTATTTTATCTCTACTCATACCTTGTTGAAGTGGGTAATTCTTTGGGTAATCAAGCATTTAACAATAGCTCCATAGGATCAACATCTTTCTCTTCTTTCTCTTGTGGTTTTATCTTTGCCAATGATGCAGGTGTTAAACCTAATTCCTTTTCATAATGCTGTATCTCTGATTGAAACTGCTTTACCACATTCATGTAGAAACTCTCATTTGATTCTAAGAATGTATTTAAATACTTGTCTTTAAGTTGGACTGCAAGTGCATATCTCATTACAGTTGTACGTTCAATACCAAGTAATAACCCATTCTCTTCAATTAACTTAGTTGTTTCCATTAGTACCTTCTCCCCTATGTTGTCCAAGAGAGATACTGAGGGTGAGGATGTTGCTTTCTTTATCATTTGTGCTTTTGTCATAGATGGAGTAGAATCACTTGCATCCGGTCTGTGTTTATCACGATTATTAATCAGTTTAAGCAGCAATGGGGCAAGATCCCTCTTCTTAACATCTATAACACCATTTTTAGTTTTATAAGGTAACTTACCACTCTTAATATATCGTTGGACAGTTCTCTTAGAACAACCCAAAAAATCAGTAGCATCATTCAAATTCATCCAACAACCTCCCATGTAGCTTCAAACGACAGTATAGCATAATTTTACAATACTGTCGCGACACCCCCTAAATATAAGCTTACTTTCTTTT